TCCAAATGAGCAGGTAACCATCCGTCTTTACGTACTCATTAAATCAAGCCAAGACATATCATTTCTGCTAGGCAAGGTTTTTCTTAGTAATTCAGAGTTAGGAACCCTGAGGCCATGACTGTCTGCAAGTTGATAAAACTGTCTTAAAAGCAGGTATTCATAATGTATTTGAGAGAGTATTTTATCTTCATAATATAACTCCCCGCCTTTCAATCTTGTATAACAATCCATTTTTTCAGAATAACTACACCTGAAGACCGTAGGGATAAGTTTGTATTTAGCCTGAGAGTGCCCTCTAAAAATGAAACCATCAAGTTCACTGTTCCAGCCGAGGAAATAATTTAAAAAATCTTTGTGGTTTTTAAATCTGACAATTGCCATATCTCATTCCTCACTTAGCTTGTTGAGAGTTTATGTTGTGCTACTCACTACCCAAAAGCAATAAATTGTGGCTAGTGACTTTATGTAGCAGCATTAATTTCATGAATTTACTCGAAGAACTTAACGAAACCCTGCGCCTTATTCGCAATCTTATCCGCATTGGCACCGTCACCGACGTTGACCTGGACGCGGGAAAGTGTCGCGTGCTCACGGGCGAAAACACTACCGACTGGCTGCAATGGCTTAGCGCCCGTGCGGGTGCAACCCGTACATGGTTCGCCCCTACAGTGGGTGAGCAGGTGCTGATTTTTTCCCTGGGCGGTGAGCTGAATGCTGCTTTCGTTTTGCCGGGTATTTTCTCCGACAAATTCCCCGCCCCTTCGGCCTCTGCCGAGGCGCTTCACTTCGCTTTTTCCGACGGCGCGGTGATTGAGTACGAGCCCGCAACCGGCGAGCTAAAGGCTATCGGGATCACCTCCGCGAACATCGAGGCGTCCGAGTCCATCACTGCCGCCGCCAAAGTGGTGACGGTGACGGCCTCGCAAAAAATCTTGCTGGATTCCCCCATGGTCGAATGCACCCATGCGCTGGTGACCAAAACACTTAAGGTCACCGCCGGCGGCTCATTGTCCGGTGATATCACCCATACCGACGGCAAACTGACGTCAAACGGTATCGCGGTCGATAACCATTCCCACGGCGGCGTGATGCACGGCGGAGACAAAACAGAGGGCACCTATGGCTAATGCAAAATACCTCGGCATGAATCGCAACAGCGGGCTGGCTATTGAAGACCTTGACCACATTCGCCAGTCGCTGAGTGACATTCTCGGCACGCCTATCGGCTCGCGCGTCATGCGCCGCGAATACGGGTCGATGCTATCTGACCTGATAGATATGCCCATGAACCCCGCACTGCCGCTGCAAATCATGGCCGCCTGTTACATGGCCGTCCTTAAATGGGAGCCACGCGTCAACCTGACCGGCATCACCTGCGGCTCGACAGAAGAGGGAAAAATGGTGGTTGAGATGACCGGTACCCGCGTTGACACGGCGGCGGCTTTTTCCATTTCCTTACCTGTGAGCTGAAGACATGGCAACCATTGACCTAAGCCAGTTACCCGCGCCGAACGTCGTCGAAACACTGGACTATGAAACCTTGCTGGCGGAGCGAAAAGCCACACTTGTTTCTCTTTATCCCACTGACCAGCAAGACGCGATAGCCCGCACGCTGACGCTGGAATCTGAGCCGATAGTGAAACTGTTACAGGAGAACGCCTATCGCGAAGTGATTTTGCGCCAGCGCGTAAATGAAGCCGCCAAGGCGGTTATGGTGGCTTACGCGATGAATACAGACCTCGACCAGCTGGCCGCCAACAATGACGTGCAACGCCTGGTCATTACGCCTGCCGATGCAGAGGCTGTGCCGCCGGTCGCGGCCGTGATGGAGGCTGACGCTGATTTGCGCCAGCGCATCCCGGCCGCCTTTGAGGGCATGAGCGTGGCGGGGCCGTCCGGCGCTTATGAATATCACGCGGCCAGCGCCAGCGGGCTGGTTGCCGATGCCTCCGCGACCAGTCCGGCACCGGCTGAAGTGGTGGTGACCATTTTGTCACGCGACGGCGACGGCACGGCCTCGGCTGAATTACTGGCGACGGTAAGCACGGCGCTCAACGACGAAGCCGTGCGCCCGGTGGGCGACAGGGTCACGGTGCGGTCGGCGGAAATTGTGAACTACGAAATTGTGGCAACGGTATTTGTTTACCCAGGTCCCGCGATTGAGCCGATTTTAGCGGACGCGAAGGCGCGGCTGGTTGCCTATATCAACGAACAGCGCCGCCTCGGGCGCGATATTCGTCACTCGGCCATTTACGCCGCCCTGACCACGCAGGGGGTGCAGCACGTCGAGCTGACTTCTCCGCCTGCTGACGTGGTGCTGAATAAGACGCAGGCCGCCAACTGCACGGCCTACACCATTACGTCGGGCGGCTCAGATGAATGATTTGTTGCCCTCCGGCTCCACGCCGCTTGAGCGCCGCGTGGCCGAGGCCTGCGCAGGCGTCAGCACGTTGGCCGTGCCGCTGCGCGACCTGTGGAACCCGGACACCTGCCCAGTGAATTTCCTGCCCTATCTGGCCTGGGCTTTTTCCGTTGACCGCTGGGACGAGAAGTGGACGGCGGCAGAGAAACGCCAGGCCGTGAAAGAGGCGTTCTACATTCACCGTCGCAAAGGCACGGTAGCGGCCATCCGGCGCGTTATCGAAAACCTCGGTTACGGCATGACGTTAACGGAGTGGTGGCAGGTCGCCGACCCCGCAGGCACGTTTCGCCTGACGATTGACGTCAACGAGATAGGCATTACGGCTGCAATGGTGAATGAGCTTGAGCGGCTGATAGGGGATGCACGGCCAGTCAGTCGCCCTATCTCACAGCTTGCCCTGTCGGTGAAAGTCGCGGGCGTCGTCAGCGTCGGTACCGCCCTGTATGACGGCGACATTCTCACGGTTTACCCGATGGACTATCAGCCTGAGGACAGTATTTTTTATGACGGCATCGCCCATCACGACGGCAATGTTATGTATTCGGAGAAAGCAGAATGACAACTATCACAGAGGTGCCGTCGTGGGATGAAAGTATTCATCAAATCCAGCGCGGCGAACGCGTAGAGGGTGGCCGCGACGGTGTCGCCAATATCCAGGCCTCGCAGCTGGCTAACCGCACGCGCTATTTAAAGCAGGCTTTACAGACTATCCCGGATTATCGGGAGTTTACCTTTTACACCACGGCTTCAGACCCTGACGGCACGATTGCCGGGCTGGCTGCCACGCGCTCGGGCCAAACGTTCAGAGTGGGCCAGGGCGTCAATGCGGACATCGGTTTTACGTATTACTCCAACATTGAGGGGACCGCCTTCGCTATCGCCTCTTTCGCCGGTAAGGCGGCCTACGACCGGCAAATACAGCAGGAGGACAGAGACTGGCGCACCCAGATGCAGTTGCAGCAGCGCGCCGCCGACGCTCAGCGGCAGCAGGAGAGCACCGAGTTTAATGCCTGGTACACCACCTGCCAGAGCGTGGCGGATACCTTCGTGAATGCCCAGGAAGCGCGCCTCGATACGTTAATTCTGAATGTCGAGGACGTGCCGCTGGGTGATTACACCACGGGGCCGCTGACCCTCAAGGCCGCGAATAACACCATTACGCATGGCGGCTACACCTACAAGCCCAAAGCCAGCACGGCGCTGCCGTTTACTACCACGGGCAACACGGAAAACACGTGGGCCCAGGACGCCAGCAAGTTCCGCCTGATGAGCGATGCCACCTTGCGTCAGGCGCTGGGTGCAACGTCAGGCGCGACGAACATCGGCCTGCATCACGGCACGCTTGACGATGTGATTGGGGACGTGGTCTCGGTCGAGCAGTTTGCCGTCGCCGGAGAAACCACCTGGGAAGGGGCCATTCAGCGCGCCTTTGATTGGGCGGTCGCGCACGGAAAATCCCGCATTTGGGGACCGGCCGTGTACGACGTCAAATCGACCATTTTCTGGCGCAATTCCGGCGCGAGCAAAATCCGTCTGGAGCTGGGCGGACTGCGGGCAACCGATGACTGGCCGAAAAATACTAACCTCTGGGACGCGACGCCGTTTTTCAAGATTGGCGACAATAACGGCAACATCACTAACTTCGAGCTGGTCGTGGGCGTCGTGGATGGCAACGACCGCGCCGACGTTATTCAAACCACAGGCTACGGTTTTTCGCTGGCGCTGCTCGACATCGGCTATGCGCACAACAATATTTCGGTTATCCATCTTGGCGGCCAGAATTTTAACACCGGCTCGGTGGATGCCATCGGCAAAAACTGGTCAGGAAACTGGCTCGGCGCACTGATTCAGAACGGCCAGAACGCGTCCAATGCCATCGCCGAAGGGTGGCGCATTAACGTCATGTTCAATGCGGCAAACAAGGTGGGCGGCGTCTGGTTCCGACGCACGGGGCAATATGGCCGCGTGCTTGGCAGCATGGACTACAACGGCACGTCACTCTCTGTCGTCAAGCTCTCCGCCGTCACGGGCCTTGATGATACCGGCAACACGCGCGGGCTGCGCTGCACGAACGGCAACGCGTCCGCCGAGTTCCTTTTCTATTACATGTATCACGGGTCGCTGTATGTGGTGTTGCTCGAAGACGTCGACGTGCAGATTAACCAGAACACCCATACCGGGCGCGGCAGTTCGTTCAAGCCGGGCGAGGTGCTGACCTTCCCTGATTTGCCCGGTACCACGTTTACCGTCGGGTCCGTCACGGTCGCGGGCGATAACTACGCGTATGCGAACTACTTCGACCTGCTGCACGATTTCCAGCTGGCACCGTTTGGCAAGATTGACGTCAATTGCGGCTACATGGCGGGCGTTATCGGCGGCAACCTGCACAGCTCCCGATTCTTTTATTACAACGTGTTCGACGGCCTGACCGATAAATGGAATGGCCTCACGGTCTCCCATTCAGGCAGCACCTTGTCGTTGTATGACCGCGTGGCCTCTGATGAAGCGTTTTTAAACGTCACTAACGACTACCTGAACATCAACCGCCGCCTGTACATGGGCGTGCACAAAATCACGGGGTTTGAGACGGTGGTCGGACTGAAGCGAAACAGCGGCGCGGCAACGCCGGTGCTGACCCTGCAGGATACCTCAACGGATAAATATGGCCCGGCGGGATCAACCTACCACGTGGAGTTTCAGAGTACGTTTAGCGAGACTGGCGGCAGCTTCGACGTGATGATTATCGGCACGCAGGTTTACGTGAAAAACCGTAAATGGTACGGCGTGGCGCTGTGGGAATGGTGGGAGCAACTCAGCGCAGACGGTAATTCTGTCGTCGGTGCCGAGCTGCGCATGCGTCAGGAAACGCAGGACATGATTTATTTCACGTTGACCGTGACGAGGATTGGCTGATGGCGATTGAACCCAGAAAACTTTTCAGCTCTTACGAATATCTTGAGCCAACCAACGGCACTGAATTTGCCCTTGAAACGGTGGACGGCAAACAGTTCAAGGTCGCCAACGTCATGGCGCGCGCATTGAACAAGGGCACCACGAAAGAAGTGCAGGCGGTGCTTGAAATCGGTCAGCGCATGGTCGAAGTGGCGACCGAGACGGCGCTGGGCTCGGTGGTTCAGGTCGTCAATATCGATGACCTTGAGCTTAACCAGCAGGATGACGGGAGCGTGAGCGCCGAACAGGCCAGCCGAAACCAGGCCGAAGCCATCAAGCGCAATAACGTCGCCCTGAATGCGCTGCTCAAAGAGTGGCACATCCTGGTTAACTACCTCTTGAACAATCGCCAGCTGGTGCGCGCACCGGTTTCCACGAACACCACGGCAAACGACAACGCATCATAAGGGGCCATCATGGCAATCACAGGAAAATACAGTTTCAACGCGTACCTGCTGGATGAGGCCTATGCCGTCATTGGCCGCATGAATATCAGCGAGTCGTCAGCGGTCGTTTACTTCAACGTTTACGCCTCGCTGTCGGCGTACACGATGGGAAACCCGCCGGTGTCTACGGTACCGCTGCCGATGCGTTACGCCTCGGGCGACATTCCCATTGAAGCGTTTGAGGCACAGGCGCTCAACACGCCGATATTTGAAGGTTTTGAAAAGGTCGCCACGGAGGCGATTGCGCGCAGCGAAGCGAGTACGCAAAGCCTGGGTGCCTCGATACTCCCCCAGAAAACCGATGAAAAGACGGCGTGATTTTATTATCTCTCTGCCCTGCGGCCCCCTATCAACATGCCAGGGCGCGCGTTGCTGAATGTTGAAGACGACAGACTGAATGTAAGAAGGTGAGTATGAGTGACAAGCGATTTAATTCCGTGCTGACGGCGGCGGGTGAGGCAACGCTCTCGCAAGCCATGGTGAGTGGCTCACCGGCGGGATTGACTTTTATGGCCGTAGGGGATGGCGGCGGCACCGTGCCGGTATTTGGTTCAACGTCGACCGGTTTAAAACGCGAAGTGTATCGCGCCTACCTCAACAGCCTTACCCTCGCCGACGGTAATAAAAACATCGTCCAGGCCGAGATGATTATTCCTCCGCAGGTCGGCGGATTCACTATCCGGGAAGCGGCAATTTATGATGCAAACGGCGTGTGTCAGGCGGTAGCCAGCGTGCCGGAGACCTATAAACCCTTGCTGGCCGAGGGGGCCGGACGGCACCAGGTGATTAGAATTTGGCTGGCGGTCAGCAACGCGGCCAGCGTGCAACTCACCGCTGACCCGTCTGTGATTGTGGCGACGGCAACACAGTTAAAGAAAACGCAGGATACGGCGAAAGACTACACGGACGCGGTGGCGGATACCGTCTCTACCCAATTAACCCGTGCGATAAAAAAGACGCAGGATACGGCGCACGACTACACCGACACCGTCTCTAAAAGCTTGAAAGCGGCCATTAGCGACGCAGTAAAAACCGCAAGCCGTGCCGTTTGGGAAGACGATAACCCGGTAGGGACTGTGCGATTCTTTCAGCAGAAAATTGATCCGAACGCGAAATGGCCCTGGTCTACCTGGGTTTACCTGGGCGAAAACAAAACGATCCGCCTGGGAAAACAGGACGGCAGCGACGTGTTTACCACGGGCGGCGCGGACAGTGTCACGCTCACAAGGGGAAATCTGCCGAACGTGCAGGTTGACGTCTCGGGTACGGCGGCGGCTACTGACCTGGGAACAAAACAAACCACCCCCGCCGGTAAGCACGGTCACGCCGGTAAATTTACAGAGAGCAATACCGCCCTTGACGGCGGAAGCTCAGACCGTCGCAGCTGGTCGTCAAAAGCCAGCCCAAACAATGAAGACCTGATCCAGGCTGCGGACGATCACCAGCACGACGTGGTGTTAGGCCCGCACGGGCATGACGTAAGCGGAAAGACAGCGGCGTTAGGTTCCGGCAGCAGCATTAACATCACCAACAGCTACCTCAAGTTGATGGGCTGGTATAGGACGGCGTAATTTTCAGATAAAATAAAGGCCACTTAAGTGGCCTCTTTAAAATTAATTCAAATGTAATATTTAATTAGTGGTTGTCACCAGGTCGAGACTTGCTATTTTCAGCGTTACGTTGCAATGCTGAGAAAGTATCATGAAGATAATCGTTACGATCTTTGTTATATGGACTTTGAATCGCGGATTCTCTTGCTGCTGTACCCCATTCTTTTTTATTAAAAGCATCATTGAATTTGGTGAATTTACGTAAACCGCCAAGGCCAAGGTTATAAATCATGTCGTGAGTAGCCAAGACTGCTGCCCAAGGTTTACCACTTAATCCTGAATAAAGTGAAATTAGGCCATCGCGGTCAGAACGAATGTGAGAAGTCACCAGATTTTTTGCAATATCATCGGTAATGTGCAAAGACGTAACAGAAGTATATGCGGAAGCAGTATAATTTTTATGGCCTGCATAAAAATTCTTAACGGCATTAAATGCGTCAGCAATTTGTTGAGGGGATGCTGGCTTATTGTCACTAGTCAGAAAACCAATATTCTTTGCATCCTCAACAGTCGAAAGTAAGGTTCCGACTCCAATAGTCACATTGCCGTTAGTATCGGCATACATCTGCATATATGACCCCTCATGCTGTCTGAGGACAAGATAGATTTGCTGAATTTCAGCATCGGTCATGGTGGAACCTGCAGAACCGTAAGAGCCCTTAATTGTCGGTAGATTTCCCGGCGACACACCTTTTGCAGTCCCGTTGCCACCCGCATTTCCATTTGGGCTATTAGGGCTATCTGGAGCAGTGATTGTCATTGAATCACCATCATCGCCGTTAGAACGCAACACAAATCGTGAGTTGAAATTAAACATATAAAAACCTCCGCTGTTAAAATGCTGTATATATGTACATACTGTACGTGCATACAGTACACATTTTTTATTAGGAATGGGAAGTGGTTTTCCATGTGAGATTGTAAACATATGTTACGGGTTCATTGCGTTATCTTTACATTCTAATATTGTTATGATGTCTTATTTTTATTGCCTAATACTCTGGAGTTTTTATGGTACGGAACCTGTCTTTAAGTATATTCGTGATGGCTCTCACCACAGGGGCATATGCTGCAACCAACGTCCTGCCGAATACGACACAGCTTAATGAAGCCCAATTCGGGAGTGAGGAAAAAAAACATTCTATGAGGTGAG